ATAGTACTATTAAAGGTTGTTATTGCGTAGTATAGTGAAGATAGTATAGCTGCAACTACAGGTATATATACAAAGTATTTTTTTATATCATCTATTTGCATGATAAGTTCTCCAAGATTATTTGGCTATTATAAATCTATTGCTTAGTTTTGTCAAGGATCTGAAAGTATTTCTCTTGGTAATCATTAAGATCTGTAAAGTTTTTTATGTGTTCATCATTATTGCATAAATTTTTATATATAGTTTTATCATTTAACCATTCTCTACCAGTCCAGAATTCGAAGCCATCATACTTAGATTTGTACATACTACTATTTTCGTAAGCATATGATAGATAGTATTTATTATATCCATTATCTAAAGCCCATTTTATTTCATAGAGTGTGGCAAATGAACCCATGCCCAGTTTAGGATCTTCGTAGTCCCAAGCAAACTGTCCGGTAACTAAATGTTTATTGAATGTAATAAGCTCAGTAAAAGCTATAGGTTTATCATCTTGATAATATACAAAGTATTTCCAATCAATTGGGTCATCACGATAGAACTCTTCGCTTTCAGCTTCGTTATTAGTTTCATGAAAGTTTTTATGTCTTATATATTTTCGATAAATAATAGCTAGAGTATCTTCTAACTCATCAGTTAGTTCATCAAATACTTTTACAGTTATATCTTTTCGTTTTAGTTTATATCTTTTGCTTTTGTTAAACTTAAACTTATTTAAATCTAATCGTGCCCCTCTGGCATTAATCCAAGTCTGTCCATCTAGTTTAGTATGATACCAAGATAAAGGAATCCATCCATTATCTAAAGCATAATCATATTCATCTAAATCAAACTTAGCCAGTATTAAAGAATAAAGTAAATCGTGATTAGTTAATTTGCCCGCAATATGGTCAAAGAATATTTTCACTTTTCACGTTCAAATTGCGTCATGTAAGAATCATCAGTCCATGAATCTTCACGAGTGTTCTCCACTGTGTAAAAGTTTTGATCAATTAAATATCCAGGATTTTCTTTTATGCGTTCTTCCATATATGCATCATCATACCATATAATTCTATTGTTTGGATATGCAAAGAAGTTTCCTTCATCCATTCTAAACATGTGTGCACATTTGTGTTCTGGATCTTCTGAAAAATTTGTATCTAAGAAAGAAGCTTTATCTTCCCATGCCCAGTCAATAGTAAACATATAAGTGCCTTTACGTTTAACACCTTTACAATCTACTAACTCAGCTCTACAATTTGCTAATCTATTTCTACGTTGTACGTTAACATAAGGAGAAAAACAATCCCAGTATTGGTGAATATTTAATTCATGTTTAGGAGCATCTTTCTTCCATACAAAAGCGTGTACAGGCCTACGTGTCCAGTTAACTCCGTTAGGTAGTAGACATTCGAATAGTAAGGCTCTACGCTCCAATGAAGCTACACAATGTACATCACAAAACGTGTGTTCACCATGCCCCTTTGTGTGATCAAATAGATATTCGTTTTTAATGTATGCCGAGAACGGCGGTATGTTATGATTTAAATATGCCATGGTTCTCTCCTACCACTTTACTTTATCAGCCCAATAAGCTGCTGACATTTTACCTTTTGATATATTACGACCATGTCTAGCTTTGAAAGACTTACGTTTAGCTTTCATTCTAGCAGACTCGCCTGATTTAGGTTTGCCAGCAGTACTAGCTCCTTGTTCTCCAAATCGTATTGTTTTTATTTTTTCACCTTCCTTAGCAACCACTACATGTGATTTCTTTGGATGACTAGGAGTTCGTTTAGGTTTATTAAAACCTGACACTCCTGCTCTTGTTAGTCTTGGATCTTTTTTACTCATCTGTATCTCCTTGTTTTCTTTGCAATAGTCTTTGGTTGTTTAACAAACTGTTTACCTTTTTTAGTACCTTTTCTTTTAGCTGCGGTAGTTGCTGCATACTCTTTAGCAGATAAAGATTCAATAGCTTTCTTAGGTAGATAACGCTCTCCAGTCTTGGAAGATTTCTTTCCAGACTTAGTCTGCCACTTTTGTTTGCCCCAATCCTTAAGACTTTTTTGACTTTTTTTTAGTGTCATGTTTTCTTTTTAAACTTTCTTTTGCTTTTTTAGCTATAGAAGCTTGTTGTGTTTTGCCAGCAACTTTACTTCTTTGTTCCATAACTGTAAGTATTTGTATTTTACGAGCATATGGTTTATTAATTTTCTTTACTTTTGCCGCTGTCTTTCTTGCATCTGTTGGAGTTGCATATTTAATTCCAACTGTATCTTTTGGATTTTCATCCGTATATAGTCTACGACCTGATCCCTTTGGTTTTTTACCTGTTCCTAATTTTGGATCTTTCTTTGTCATTAACTCTTGTAACCACCGCCTGCTTTTTTATATGCTTTAGCTAATGCTTGTGCTTTACGAGCAGACCATTGTCCAGCTCCAGTACCGTGAGATGCTTGAGCCTTAATTCTATTAAATATTTTTTTACGCATACCAGGCTTAGTATAGTTGCCTGCTTTATTAACCGTTGATTTAGATTTAGTTGCTGGTTTTCTTTTTGTAGTCATTTTTGTTTGTGCCCTTGTTATCATATTAATCTTTAATAATTTTGTCGCAATGTTTAACGCCAGTTTTATCGGTTGTCATTATGCATTTTTCTAGAGTGCAAGTATATTGTACTTGGTTTCCTGAGTTTCTTTCTGCCGTTCTTTTAGATTCTAAACAGCTACTTAAATTATCCTGGTGATACCAACCTTCTATATTTTTATTACCGCCATCATAAACATACAAACTAAGTATAATAACTGTCTCAATGATTCCCATTTTTTCGCTCTTCTAAATCTATAATACGATCTTCATGAAATTGTATTATCATTTCATTTTTTAATATAAGGGGTACTTCCGATTCCATTTGTTCTTTAAGTTTTTCGGTAGCTTCAGCTAAGTATTCGACCAACATGTACAGCTCTTGGACTTGTGGACTGACCATGTCGCCTTTGGGAACACCTTCAATAAAAGTATTAGCAGCTTCTATATCTTTTTCCATGAGCTGTAATTGTGTCTCTATGCTATTAAGTCGTTCAATGACGCCAAACCCGAACCAAGCACCCACAAGAAGACTGCTAATAATAAAAAGTAAGTTACGTGCCGGCATTGAGATTGCGGTGTTTTCATCTACGCTTATTCCTTTCATACCTCTTCTCCATATCTAGATTCACAATAAAATTCAAAACCTTTTAATTCCTCTCCATAAGTTAATATGTGAGGTGTAAGTAATTCCATTTTATGTTCTGCAATGTATTCATGGCATTCCCAAGTATTTTTAAATGTTTCAGCTTTAAACTCTCTATGTAACTGCTCATCTGCACCATGAAATGATAATATTATTGTTATTACAAACCACATTATTTAATTTAGATTGTTAAATCTCCCCACTAATTTTAATTGCACTAGCCCCCGTCTGTGCAGCAACGTCCATAGCTTTTTCAACTAACTCTTGTTTCATTTCACTCTCTTTATTCATTTGATCTATCATAATTTTTTCTTTACGTAGTTCACGATCTTCATCGGTATTCTCATCTTTAATTATTGTTTGAGCTTCTTCTAATGCCATCTTATCTTCATGCACTTTTAAATCGTTCATCATTTTTTGTGCACGTAAAGCAAGATCTTTTTCTTGTAATTCAATCTGTGGATCTTTCTTTTCACCTGCCATAATTCTAGCTTTTTCTTCATCAAGTTGTAATACTGAATCCGCTGCATTAGCTGCCATCATTGCTATTTGATTTTCTAATTCAGGCGGCAATTTTGGTGGCGGTTGTTTGGGTTGTCCTGGTTGTTGTTGAGGTGGATTGGACATAATCATTTGTTGCATTTGTGGATCAGGAATCATCTGTGCCATTTCTTGTCTATACTTAAGTGAAAGGTGATCTTGAATGTGTGACATCAAGATTTGTTTCATTTGTTGATTTTCATTGTATGCAGGATTTTGTAGCATAGTACCATGTACAATAATATGTGCATCATGGTTTTGTTCTATGGAAGCTTTTAAAGGTGCCCCTTTCATAGCTGCCATATTTTCAGTAATAGGATCTCCAGTAAAAGGAGGTTGTGATTGGGCTAAATATCTCTTAGGATCTTCAACACCCATAGCAGAAAATAATTCTTGACTAATTAATTGCATATTATATTGTCCAGGATTCTGTTGAGCTATAGACATAATTGCATTTATCTTAGCAATACGATGTGCTTCAGTAGGCATATTAGGATCTGATACAGGTATTACATCAATACTTTTTAAATTAAAGTCTTGGCTAAATACTTGTTGTGCCCCACCTGCTACTTCGTAAGGATAAGACTCCGGTAAATATTCTTGGTCAAGTCTGCAAAGAATTCTTAAATCTTTAGTTTGAGCTTCGTGCATACGTTTATGTACTGCTGCGAATAGTTTACTAGATTGTTCTAGTAATGCCATAGTGGTTCCGACTGGTCCGTAATTGCTTCCAGATTCTACCACATTATCTGTGGCATCTGCAAACTCACGAGCGGCGTTAGTTACATATTGCATTAGGTTAAATAATGTACTTGACGGTTCTTTAAATGGCAAAGGTTGTAGAGACTTTCCAAGATCACCAGCCGGACTATTTACTTCTCTCCATTCACCAGGAGCGATTGGCTCATCGGGTGCTAAGACACGTAATCCGTGAGCTTTAAATCCACCTGGTAAATTTGCAAATGTACCAGCATCAATAAGCTGGCGCATTGAAGAAGTTGCAGTCTTAGTAAGACCGCCTATCAAATGTAGATAACCATAACCATAAAAACCTAATCCAGGTATCATAGTATAATGGGTAAAATATAATTTCTTTTTCTTAAATGGATCTTCAACATCCCAGTTTCTTCTAATAGATAAAACTTTTTGATCTGCTGTCATGTATACAATGTACGGAAGATTTACACCAGACTCATCTTCAAAGCCTGGAACGTCTGCTTCAACATGCATTTCTAAAATCTCTACTCTGTCATTGTTATTGCCAGGCTTGCTTAATCCAACAGCTTCATTTGCCGCATCTTCTGCAGCTGACTCTGATATTTCTGCATCTTCTGAAAAGTCTACATCTTTTGCAAACAATCCAGCAAGTTGTAATTTTTTAATTTGATTTGTTGACAATGTATATTTGTGTGTAAAACGTTCTGCAGTTTCTAAATTAGATGCATAGTAGTCTACATAAAAATCTTGAGCCTTAACATATTCAGTACGAGGCCTATTGGAAGTCGCATCCCAATAAGTTTTTTTAAATGCCGAGCCATATAAAGCTACGTGAAATAATAAACGATCAAGTTCAGGTCCATACTCTGGCATTTGAACTTGGGTTTGCCAATTCATAAAATCTCTAACACGATTGGCTTGTTGTAATTTCTGATCGGACTGCACACCCATAATACGAGTACGTACCGGGCCTTCAGTTGGAAATAATTCTTTAAAAGCTTTAGCTTGAAACTTAACTACTGATTGTGCAAGTACTGGATGTGTAGATCCACATGCACCAGGAAAGGGTTGACTAGAATCATCGTAAGATAATCCTAATAAGTTAACACCATCTTCTGCAATCTCATCATATTCTCCACGAGCTTCTTTGTCAGTTTGATAACCTTCGAACATATCATCAGCAAATTCTGCAAGGTCTTGTTCATCCATAAACTCAACCAGATTAGCATCATGTTCAGTTGCCATTGGCATCATCATGTCATCCATTAAGCCCATAGCTTCGGCTTCAGCCATGGCTTGATCGTCTTGCAGAGTTACTTCTGCGTTACCTGCTTCGTCTAATTGTATATCTTCGTCAGTTGGTATTTTAACTGTTGGTGTTTCCAAATCTGGAGTAATAACTTTTTCGATTGCCATTTTAATTCCTTTAAGTCTCCGTATTAATAATATGCTCTACGGTTTCTATTATAAATACTTTCTTCCGCTTTGTCAAGCCACGTGTCATCTTTGTGTGTAACGTATCCGCCATTACGAATCCATAATAAAGCTTGGGTCAAGGTATCCATGTAGTCATCATGTGCCCCTGCTGGAAAAGTTCTTGCTTCATCCATTACTTCTTTAGCCCATGCCTTTGAGAAGGT